GACTATCACACATATGTAACTCTGAGCTATGCAGAGGCTAAGATGTCTCAGGGTGCTATGGAAAGATTCCTTGTAAGAGAGATCGCAGACGCAATCGGCGAAGCACTCGCTAAGGACGTATTTGCAAGAATCCTTGCTGACGCTGGTGCAGCTCAGAAGGTTACTCCAGCAAGTGGTTCGACATTATTCGAGAACCTCAAAGCCGCACTCGCACTTGCTACACAGGGCAATGCAGTCATTTACGCTCCATCTGCTTCGTACTATGAGATCGTTGGTGCGATTCAGCAGGGAAGCCCATTCAATGCCGGTGCTGCACTTGGCGTTGAGGTCAAGAAGGATAACGCTGCTACAAAGGTTACCGTTGTTGACCCTAAGATGTTCGTACTGAACGTCATTCAGGACACAATGATCGAGTCCGAGAGAGACGCAAAGAATGCACAGTTCGTTATCGGCGGATACATGAGAGCTGAGGGTTGCCTCCGTAAGGCCAAGGCTGCTGCTTACATCAACTAATGAAGCTGATTGCAAAGACAGACATCCTGTCAAATGCTAAGAAATACAAGGCCGGCTCTGTGTTCGAGGCAAGCACAGAGCATGGCCTCACTCTTATCGGATTAGGATGGGCTGAAGCTGTTGAGGAGAAAAAAGCTCCGAAGAAGGCAGCGAAAAAGAAGTAATTTGTGAGGTAGTAAACATGCTTGAGACTGTAAAGAAAGCACTCAGAATATCAACAACTGCGTATGATTCAGAACTTACGTATCTGATCGAGGCTGCAAAGCTGGATCTGGGTGTCGCAGGGGTAGTGATTCCTGCAGGGTTCGATGAGCTCGTAAAAAGGGCAATAATCACATATTGCAAGATGGGCTTTGGACTGCCTGAGGACTATGACAGGCTCAAGAGTTCTTATGACGAACAGAAAGCTCAGCTTGTAACGGCGACAGGATATACAAATTGGGGTGATGAATAATGTACGACAGCGTGGCAATACTTAAGGCATACGGCGAGCCGACCTATGACGGATACGGCAATGAGTTCGTTCCTGAGATAAACACAACTGTATTTGTTCAGCCCCGAGGGGTATATCAATCGGAGTTTTATAACGCTGCACAGCTCGGCTTAAAACCATCTCTGACGCTTTATCTGACCAACAGAGAGGATTACTCAGGGCAGAAGGTTTTGAGCTACGAGGGGAAACTGTACAGCGTTATCCGAGTCGACTGGAATGCACAACGGGATGGCATCTCCCTGATCTGCGAGGAACGTATCAATGAGTAACTCTTTTTCCGTTCAAATGAAGAAACTGCTGGAAGAATGCTCGGAGGATGTACGAGATGCGTCACGTAAGGGAAGCAGAGATGCTTCCAAAGAAACGGCCAAGATCCTTAAAACAACCTCTGCAAAACGTAGCGGAGAGTACGCTTCCGGGTGGACTTCAAAACGGCTTGATGCGGACACAAACGTCACCTACAACAGCAAGATGCCGGGGCTGACGCATCTTCTTGAACACGGGCATCGTATCGTCAACAAGAAGGGCGAATTCGGCCGTGTAGGTGGCGACGGCAAGATCGCAGATGCAGCAAAGGAAGGAGAGCGTCTGTTTATCGAAAAGATCGAGAGGAATCTGTCATGACAATCTATCAGGTACTACAGTCAACCGGGCTCCCTTGTGCGTACAGTCATTTCAAAACGAAACAGGATCCGCCCTACATTGTTTATATCGGTAACGGGCAGGAAGTCTTTGAAGCTGACAACACGCACTACTGGAAGCAAAACAGCTATCAGGTTGAATATTACTTCACAACTAAAAACGAGCAGAACGAAGCCAGCATAGAGGAAGCGCTCCTCGAAGCTGGCTATTTATATGAGAAATCTGAGGACATCTATCTCGAAGATGAAGGGGTCTTCATGATTTATTACTACATTTGATGGAGGCTAAACAATGGCAAACAAAGTTGAATTTGGTATTAGCCAGCTCCACGTTGGAACATACACAGTAGGCGAAAACAACGCTATTACTCTTGGTACCCCGTACCATCAGAAGGGTGCTGTTTCATTCAGCCCTGAAGAAAACTCAGAACAGAATAACTTCTATGCTGACAACATTGTGTACTGGAGCGGATACTCCGGCGGATCAATCGAGGGAGATCTCGAAGTCGCTATGTTCGACGATGAGTTCAAGACTCAGTTCCTCGGATACAGAACTCTGTCCAACGGCGGTCTTGCTAACGTAAAGAACGCAACAAAGCCGAACGTATATATCGCGTTTCAGGTTGAAGGCGATGCAGAGAGCAGAAGAGTTATCCTGTACAACTGTGCTCTTGGAGTTATTACAAGAGGGTTCAATACTATCGAGGATAGCAAAGAGCCGGCGACAGAGACACTCGCTGTCACTTGCACAGGCGATAACGCAACAGGTGTCACAATGGCTGTGTTCAAGCCAGCTGATCAGGGCTACGCAACACTCTTTACTACACCGACAGCACCGGCGTTCTCAGCATAAACACTCAGACGGGGCGAGGTAACTCGCCCTTGTTTTTCTATAGCGAGGTGACTAATGGAAAAAATCGTAAAAATAGGGAAGCAAGAAGTTCGTCTCAGCAACAATGTAGCTTGGACGATGGAATATAGAGACCAGTTCGGGAAGGATATCGTTCCGTCACTCATGCCTATACTCGCATCGATGATGGAAGGCCTTGCGACAATTGTAGGCGACAGGACGGAGCTCAACGTATCCGACATACTGTCAGCACTTGAAGGCCGTTCGATGGAGATCCTTCTCCCGATGTTTCAGGTCGAGTTTGTTGATGTCGTAATCAATGTGACCTGGGCGATGGCAAAGGCAGCGGATGAGAGCATCGAGCCTCCGAAGAGGTGGGTTAGACAGTTCGAAACATTCCCGCTGGACGTTATCCTTCCTGCCGTCTACGAGATGGTTCTGAAGGGGTTTGTAAGCTCAAAAAACTTGAAGAGGCTGAAGGGAATCGGAGCAAGTCTGAAAACACTTCAGCCGTCACTCTCGACGACATCATCCTCGCAGGACTCGAACGAGGACTAACGATGTCCGATATACGGCATATGCAACTCGGCCAGGTGGTTGACTTTGTGATCACCTATAACGAACGCAACAAGGAAGCCGAAAAAGAGTCAAAGAAGAAACAGAAGCGCAAGGCTTCACAGAGAGACATTAATGCCTTCTTTGGATAGGAGAACATAATGGCCGGAAGCATAAAAGGCATAACTATTGAGTTCCGTGGAGATACCACGCAACTCGATAAAGCGTTAAGGCAAATAAATAACAAGACCAAAGATATCGACAAGGAACTGCGACAGGTCGAAAAGGCGTTGAAGTTCAACCCGAAGAACATCGACCTTCTGAGACAGAAACAGGAACTGCTCACGCAGAAGATCTCTGAAACAAGAGACAAGCTAAATCTGTTAAAGCAGACTCAGGCAAAGGTCGATTCGGGTGAGATCGAGATGTCTGCAGAGGACTACCGCAAGCTCCAGCGAGAGATCATTGAGGCAGAGTCCAAGCTGAAGACGTTCGAGGCACAGCAGAAAAGTGTCAACAATGCCATCAAAGGCATGAACATGAAAAACGTTTCAGAGCAGTTCAACAAGCTCGGAGATAGTTTGACAAAGGCCGGCAATGCTATGAAGCCATTGTCTGCTGCCGGTGCTGCAGTTGTGGCGGGGCTTGGTGCGCTGTCGGCAAAAGCCGGTCTTGCAGCAGATGATCTGAACACTCTGTCAAAGGTAACCGGAATCGGTACAGCAGAGCTTCAGAAGTATTCATACGCAGCAGACCTTGTTGATGTGTCAACAGAAGATATCGCAAAGGCAAACCAGCGTCTGAAGAAAAGCGCATACTCGGCTGCAAACGGATCTAAGACGCAAGCGGAAGCATTCGAGAAGATTGGTGTATCCGTCACTGATGCAAATGGTCAGCTCAAATCGAGTGATGAGATCTTCCAGGACGTTATTTCGTCGCTTGGCAAGATGACAAACGAGACAGAGCGAGACGCTATTGCACAGCAACTGATGGGCAAGAGCGCAGCCAATTTGAATCCGCTGATTGAAGATGGTGGAGAGACCTACAAAAGGGTTGCCGATACTCTGAAGAAATACAATCTCGATTATGTAGATCAGGAAACACTCGACAAGGCGAACGAATTCAACGATTCCCTTGACACTATGAAGCTGATCGGCTCTGTTGCATTGTCGCAGGTGGGCTCACAGCTTGCAGGGTATCTTGCGCCGGCACTGGAAAAGGTGGTTGACCTGTTCGGCAGATTTGCTGAGTGGCTCGGCAACCTCAACCCGAAAGTGCTTGCGGTGGTCGGTGTAATAGCTGCAGTGGTCGCTGGCATTGCTCCGCTTCTTCTGGTGCTTGGCAAGATCGCATTTGCTATTAGTTCTATTACCGGACTCATGGCAACAATGGGGATATCTTTTACAGCTATTGCGGGGCCTGTCGGGATCGCTATCGCTGCCATCGCTGCAATCATAGCTATTGGAGTCCTTCTTTATAAGAACTGGGACAAGATCAAGGCAAAAGCAAACGAGATAAAAGCAATTCTCATAGCGACATGGACTAACATCAAAGCAAGGGTATCTGCTGCAGTAACCAGCATGAAAACCACGCTGTCGAACACATGGAACACTATCAAATCCACAGCTGCGAACGCGTGGACATCCATCAAAGAAAAGATAGTAACCCCGATACAGAACGCAAGGGACAAAGTTAAGGGAATCATTGACAAGATAAAGAGTTATTTCCCGTTCAAGATCGGGCGGGTCATGTCAGGCTTAAAGTTACCGCACTTTAAACTGTCAGGCAAATTCTCACTCGCACCTCCAAGCGTGCCTAAGTTGAGTGTCAACTGGTACAAAACCGGAGGTATTTTTGATGCTCCAAGCGTGATCGGTGTCGGTGAAGCCGGTGCAGAAGCTGTAGTTCCTCTGGACAAACTCTGGAAGAAACTCGACGCGATGCAGGGCGGTAATACTTCCATCGTCATCAATATCAACGGTTCCGATTCAGATCCGAGAGAGATAGCTGACGAGGTCAGACGGATGTTGATACAGGAAACCAACAGACAGCGACTTGCTTGGCAATAGGAGGAGCTAATGAGTATATTCAACAGCTTAATATTCGACGACATAAACAGCCTCGATTACGGAGTATACATAACGGGCGAAGCTGTTTATGACGCTCCTGAGCGCGATGCCGAGGTGGTGTCTGTACCGGGCCGAAACGGGGACATCATCATCGACAACGGCCGATATAAAAACATAAAAGTTACATATCATTGCGGCATTTTCGGTGCTGATCAGAATGAGTTTGCATCAAAGATCAGAAAATTCAGGAACGCGCTCGCTTCTCGTGGTAGTGAATACAAACAGATTGCTGATTCTTACAACATCGATGAGTACAGAAAAGGCGCGTATATCGCCCCGACAGAGGTCGAGAGTACATCGATGAACAGGGTAGGCAATTTTGATGTCATATTCAATTGCATGCCTCAGCGGTTCCTGTTGAGCGGAGAGGATTCGATTGCGGTCAGCTCGGGCGACATAATCTATAATCCGACTCCTAAAGCATCGAGCCCTCTTATCGCAGTTGAGGGCCCTGGGCTGATAAACCTCGGCGATCAGCCGATTCAGATCAATGACGTTGTTGTTGGTACAGTCAGAGTCAGCGACAAGATCACACTTCAGAATCAGGACCTTGTCAGAACATGGAACATAAACGACTCGAAATATAACCCAGGCGACTTGGTAACTATCGACGGGCTGACATTAAAGTCGACCTTCACCATTACAAACAGCGCGATCTTCCTCGATTCCAAGAACGACAGAACGATGGGAATCGAGTATTACAACTCGCCGGACACCGATGCAACGCTCACTTATAACAAGTCGGGCAAGACAGCTACATTCGGCGTCACCATTGCACCATTCACGCTGACGATCGGACAGGATCTGAGCAAGACCTATAAAGTTCGTTCAACTGTAATTGTCGACAATGGCGACAGGTGGCAGTCGCAGCGACTGACTTCAACTTATTCGTTCAGTTACACAAACGGAGTCCTTACCGTGTCTGCTGATACGATGATCTTCAATACAAATGGAGTGCTAAGCATCGCAGCCCCTCGTGAGGCGAGTACCATCACGCTGGGCGCTATTGTGGGAGAGTCGACACTGTCAACGCTCACAGACACGATATATCTCGACTGTGAGATCGGCGACGCATATGTCCTCAAAGATGGGGAATATGTATCGCTCAACTCCACGGTAGAGTTCGGGTCTGATCTGCCGGTGCTCCCGTCTGGAGAGACCGAGGTCACTTATGAAGATACGATAACAGCTCTGAGTATTACACCGAGGTGGTGGATCCTATGATACCTATTCTTTACGAATCAAACGAAACTGAATTTGTGTCTAACGGCCTCGGAAGACTGCGGGACTGTACGGAATGCCGTGTTGTTGAGGGCAGGAACGATGTTTACGAATGTGACTTCAGCTATCCTGTAGGCGGTCAGAATTACGACCTAATCAAGCTCGGCAGGATCATCGGAGTCGAACACGACGACACGAACGACGTTCAGCCCTTCGATATAGTGTCATGTACAAGACCGATAAACGGTGTGGTCAGCTTCCATGCTGTCCACATTAGTTACAGGCAGAGCAAGATGGTCGTCACGGGCTCAAACATCAACTCGCTGACTGCAGCATTCAATCTGCTGTCAACAGCGACACCGACTAATCCATTCACATATTACACAGACAAGACCGACGCGACCGGCTACATGTCTGCAGCAGACGGCAAGCCGAAATCCGTTAAGCAACTGCTCGGAGGCGTGGAAGGGTCGATAC